AGACCCATCATGGGCAGATCGGCTGTCAGTGTTATGGCACTTTGTATTATTTCTTGTGGAAAGTTTTGTGCTTGGTGCATAAATATTTGTTCATATGCTGCTTGCGGGTCTACACCATCTTCTGTAACTGCTGTGTGATATGCTTGTATTAGACCCATTGTGGACATTGAATATCCTGCGCCAAATACGTTTTTATCACCTGCACCGCCTGTATATTTAACAAACTTACGGCCTGCCCAACTGTCTTTCATAAATTTAGTAATAGCCCAATCATCTTCATCAGGTGTTAGTATGTCACCACCCCATGTTGCTAATTGTGGTAATTCATACTCATATTTAAGAGTATTCCACGCACCCATGTATTCATCTACACGTGCATTAAAAGCGTCTGTATCCCTATTTACGCCTGTTAGAGCATCCATTTCTAATGTTAATTCATCTAATTCATTTAAAAACATGTCCATTGTTCTGTTTTCAAAATCAAGATTTTTAAATTCATTAGGGTCAGCATTAAATAATCCACCAGACTCTACAAAGTCTTTTATGCCAACATCTACATTTTTCATTTCTTCTTCTATTTCAACGCGTCTAGCATTAATCTCAGCTATACGTGCAGAATTGTCTATAACCTTTGGTGGGTTATAATATTTTGTATATAACTCTGTTAGCGCATCCTTATCACCTCTAGCACCTTTTAATATGTATGCTTGGGCTTCAGGGTTCATCATTAGTTTAGTTAATGCCAATGCACGTTGAGCATCTAAAGATAATTTACCTGCATCTTTATGTGTGTATGCTGCCTCTAATGACTTAGGCATTTTAAAATCAGGGTTTTGTGCTTTAGCTATATTTCCATAGTAATTAAGTAATTCTGTTATTTCTTCTCTACCAATTTGAAATACACCAGTTTTAGTATTTGTTTCGTTTTGTATGTTTCTGTTACTAGACTCCATACCAGATATAAATGATAAGAATTCGTTTATTGTTCCTAAATCATCATCTTCTAAATTTTGTGTGTTTTTTATTGAATTTAAAATAAGCATACTAGCAGGGCCAGTAGTAACTGTAGTGTTAAGTATTGGCAGTTTAGCGTCTTCTTTTGGCCTTCTTATAGATTTATATTTTTTGCCATCAATTGTGACTAAATAATTAGGATTTCTGTTTACTAACTTTTTTTGTCCATCATCTAATTGATCATAATAAATTAAACCTTTTGCTTTCATGTCTGCTTCTCTAGCAGCAATAGCAGCTTGTTCTTCAGCTATTGTGGCAAAAAGTTGTTCGTTGTAGTCAGGTGTTTTACCAAATGCAATTGAGTCAGGTTTTTTAATAACCTGATCTGTCATTGTTAATATATTTGTTGTATCTAGGTTAACAGTGTCACCATTTTTAATAGGTGCTGTGCTTATCTCATTGTTATTTTTATTAACTTCTGTAAAGTTTGTAGCAGTTGAACCATCTTTTTTAGCGTTTTTTTCTGCCCAAGTAGTGCTTACATCGTTTGAGGCAGTTGTATTGTTGCTTTCTGTATTAGCAGCATAAGTATTACTGCTAAGATCACTGTCTACTAACGGTTCTATTGTTGTACGCTCAATACCGTAAAATTTATCTATTTGATTATTAGAAAACCCTGCTTGTATAAGCAATGGACGTTGATCATTAATATGACCAATAATTGATTCATCATCAAATCCTGCTAATTTAAGTTGTGATGCAGTTATGCCAACAGCCATTATTAATTCCCATTAGGCAAGACTATCATACTTTGTGAACTTTCACCGCCTATTACATCGCTTCGTAGGAATGAAGGTTGCCCAGTATTAGAGCCTGCTTGTTTAATATTCCATGTTTGTAATCTTAGTAAATACGTATTAATATCTTCATTTTCACCTCTAGGCGGCACTATTGTATTATTTTGTGAACCTCTAGCTACACCGTTACTATTTACATAATTTGCCCATCCTACAGGGTCTATTCTGTAATTACCCATTTTGTCATCTTCAAATATATATGCACCTGTACCTTGTGCTTTTTGTTCATAGTTTTTAATTTTATCTGCTTTTACTTGATCTTTGTAAACTTGCGCAAGATCATTAATTAAGTAATCAGGGCTGTTTGGGTTCATAAGCATATTGAACATAGATATGCCTTTTTTCTCACCTTCAGCAATTAAACGTGTTAAATTATTAACAGCCGTATATGCTGTCATATCCATATTAGAACCTATAATATTAGATATTTGTGCAGCTACATTTTCACCACTAAGATTTTGCATACTATCTAATTGACTTAAAATATCAGGTGGCGCACCTGCTTCTTTCATAACAACTCTAACTGCATTTTTATACATAAGAATTTTGTTTGAATTTGCATCTTTTTGGAATTTTTCAACTTGTGAAATAAGTGCTGTAGCACGTTCAGGTTTTAATCTACCGTTTGCAGCAGCCGCTATTATTACATCTTTTTCTTCCTCTGTATCAATAGCTTTACTTAAAACCATAGCTGTAAGAATACCATCTGTTTTTATACCATCTGGCGTATCCCAATATTTAGTTGCAGTATTAAGTGAAGATAGTGCAGTGCTATATGCAGATGCTAATGTTTTCTTTGTTGTGCCTTCTAATGTCGTATTAGCTTCTAAATCTGATAAAAATGTAGAATCTTGTTTACCTTGATAAATGCCTATTAATCTATTGTTAAAAGCATTGTTATCTGCTTTTTGATTTACAGTAATTTGGTTTGTATCAAATGTATCTTGTTCATTAGATTTTACTCTAGCATCTTTAATAAATGCTGCTCTAGCAGGGTCATCTACAGTAAGTGGTTTACCATCTACATCAAACATTTCTACAGTTGGGTCTGCAGCCTTTTCAGCTACTTTAGACCAGTCTGTAGTTGTGACACCGTTTGGATTTTTATAGACAGGAATTTTACTATTTTCACCTGATTGTAACAACATCATTTGATTGTTAACTTTACCTAATAAAGCATCATAACCAGTGTCTAATGTTCCTTGATCAAAAGTAGCAAGACCTTTGTAGGGAGTATATTTTGTGTTAACCCAATCTTCCCAGTTACCTGTAAGTTGTGCTACTGATGTAGACCTATCTATTGATAATTCTGTTTGATTATAATTAGTATTGTATGCTGTTATAGATTGGGCATTTCTAGTTTTACTAATATGTCCTTGAACATTAATCTTACCCTCCATAAATACTTTGTTATGGTGAGGTTCGTACCTGCTCCATGCGTATTCATCAAATACACCATCTGTTGTAAATTTATCTTTTTTTATTTTTGCAGTATGTGCTTTCCAATCTTTTTCATATTCAGGTAAAAACTTTTTGTAATCTTTACGTGTTTCTAAACCAAAGTTAAAATCGTTGGCTCTCATCATACTATCGCCTTCAGCAGACGTAGCTAAATCTAAAATCTCTTGATCACGTTGTCTTGCAACATGTTCTACTTTTTGCGTTGCAAATGTTGATACAGCATCTAACATGCTTTGGCCTAGATTAACCATGCCTTGTGCGCTGCCTACACCTGTAGTAAGCGTTCTACCGCTTTGTATTGGTGCGCTGCCTACATTGCCTGTATATCTAGGTATCTTCATTATACTTTAGTCCCATATTTTGCAGCATTATCCATATTTGCTTTATATGAGCCTGCACTTGCTGCTGTATTAAACAATGATTGCCCTATAGCAAAATTAGCATTAGCTATTTCACCTGCTAGCGCAGAATCACCTGCTTGTGTTTTAGCCCATAATCCTTTTTCTAAATACCACATATCTGTTTCAAATTCTTCTATATCTGCGTTTGCAACAATTAAACTACTACCTGTAAACATTTGTGCGCCTGATGCTCCGCCTACAGCACGTGCTAAACTCATACGTTTTTTTTCATCTGTTAAACGTTTTTGTTTTTCGTAATTAAAATTTAATTCATTTTCATATTTATTCCACGCAGCATTAGCTTTTAAATTTTTCTTCTGCTGTTGGATACCCATAACCGTAACTGCGGTTGAAGCAACCATTGCAGGAATTACCCACCATGCCATTTTAGTATCCTCCTCTAATCACTTGTCACCAACGTTCCAGTTATACCAAGAACCGTCATTGGTAAGGGTTGTGTTTGTTCAATTGTAATTTTACCTTCTCTATCCCATCCAGTATTTGTTACACGTTTATCACCTGTAAATGGGGGTATGTTTTGCCCAACGGGTGTAGAAGATGATCTAAACGGTACTTGATCATCGTTAATTGTTACACCTACTGTTTCAAATAATCTTACTGCCACTTCATTCCACCTTTTAGGCCTGTTTTGCGCTGACCCTGCTTGTGCGCCTGCCTCAATACGCATAGTAGTCATTTTGCTAACATATCCTAGGCCTATTTCTACGTTTTGAAATCCTGAAGTAGATGGCAACGTTACTGTAATTTGACCATTAGTAACTGTTTGATCTGGGTATACAGCATCACCTACTAACACTTGTACTGTTTGACCTTCTAAATGATCTAAGTTTGTTAGTGTACCTGATGTTCCGTTTACTAATCCGTTTAATGTAGAGTCCATATTTAGCGTTGGGTCTAAGTATTCAACATATTGTTTTTTTGTGCCGTTAATTGTTCTTTCAACAACAGTCCAAACTTCCGTTGTATCACCTACTGGAAATGACGCAATAGATTTAACTTTTGCATGATTTTTAATAATATGTGTTCCTGAACCTGTGCCTATTTGATGTACGGTTCTATCTACAGCTTGTTTATATGTTCTAGCTAATTCTATTGTGTTAGCGTCTATTTTTATAACATAGTACGTTGTACCATTTATTAGACCGCCAATGTCTGCATTCCCATTATTGTCATATATAATTGGGTCGCCTGTTACATAACCATGGGCTGAAATAGTAAAATACCCATTTTGGTCAGAGTCAGATGTATAAGCTACTAATGCTGAAGATGTATCAATACTATGTTGTATGTAACCGCCAAGTATATGTCTATGCCATGCAATAACATCTTCTTCACGTTTATATGTCATACCTAATAACATACCATCATCACGCACAGCCCAATAAATACTTTCAGGTTCTTGCGCATATGTAACATCTTTAATGCCTGTGCCAGTAATATGTTCTGCTAATAAACACATATCTGGTGCTGAATACGCATCATCTTCAAATTGATACGCAAATTCTCTTATTTTTTTTCTTTCTTTTTGTACAAACAAAATAACGTTACCTACTTGTATTGGTTCTGTTGTCCATCCACCGTAAGTAGTTTGTTGTGTAATTGTTACATTGTCTGGTTTTAAAGGTTCACCTGTTGGTCTACCTACTTTAAATTCACCGCCTGCTGTACCTACAACAAGATCACGGGCAGGTGCTAACCATCTAATTACGTTTACTCTGTTTGCTGCAATTGTATAAATAAAAGCATCTGCAGCATCACCACTGCCTACATCAAAATTTGTATATAAACCTGATTGTGATGCCCATATAGTTTGTGGATATGCAGTTGAACCACCAAATACTAAACGTTGTTCATAAAAAGATACTGTACGCGGATACCCGTTGCTTCCACTCCAAGCTGCTGTTGTGCCATCATCTAAAAATGGGCCATTTGTAAATGTTTCATTACCAATAGACCATGATGAATGCCCTGTTCTTGTTAATTTTTGTGGTGATATTGTTTCATGCACAATGTACATAATATCTGCAGATTGTGTGTATTGTATTTCATACAACATACTTTCGGTGATGCTAGTAGAAATCTCATAAATTTTGTTCGCATCACCACCGCTAGTATACGTTGTATAAGCAGTGCTGTTTATATTATTTCCATCCAAGTCTTGTAGTTCAAACGTGTTAGTAGTTTTATTAGCTACTTTATAACGTTTGCCGTTTATTTCTGTCATACCTCCAACAAGTGTTATTATAACTTCATTGCCATTAGAATAACCATGGCTAGATGCTGTAACTACTGCAGGATTTGCTTTTGTTATACCTGTTATTGTTTTGTCATTTTCTGTAATAATACCGTTATCTTTGTAAAAACGTATGTATTGATCACCAAATTCAAGGCAATAGCTTTGTTCTACGTTAAATTCAAAAGGTATTAATCTTACTGTTTTTGTGCTGTCTTTTACAGGCCCAACAAATCTAGTGCCATATCTACGTGCTGCACCTCCCTGCGGAAATACAGTCATATTTTGTAACAACTCTAATCCGTTAGCATATTTTTTAAAATCAATTTGCCCTGCTAACTTTGGTGTAAGTTCGCCTGCTGTAAAATTTGATTGAAAAGGGTGTACTCTCGCCATTATTTTCTAAAGTCCGTAAATGTGTTAGATACAAGGTCATCAATAAATCCTTCTTGACCATCAACACTACGGGCTTCAGATAGTTTGGCTTGATACATTTTTTCCATCTGAGCCTGTAGTTGCGCGCTTCCTGTTATTGCATACGCTAAATCTACAGCCAACTTAGATGTTAAGGTTTCTACAAACATAGCATCAAATAACGTTGGGTCAGTAACACGGGCAATATACAAAATCTTTGCCGTGCTTTCATCTGTAAGCAAGACCCTGCCACTTGTTGCATCATTTTCTATTTTAAATATATAATCGGGGTGTTCCATTTCCAACACACGTAAACAATATGGGTCTGTTGGTAATGCGTACATATGATTGTAACCATATGCAGGAGCAGAAGATAGCCTAGCTAAACTTGCTCTAGTTATTGCAAAATTAAATGGATGCGCACGCAATACATGATCACGGGCATCTGTAAAAAAGGCATTACACAAACGCGCTCTTTCAGTATCATCTGTAAGACTTGTAATAGGTGCATCACCTAACCGTCTTAAAGCGTTACTACATATAGATACGTCTGTTGCCATTCAAATTCCTTTATATAAAAGAACGGGGGGTTTTATCCCCCCATCCTAATTATTACTTAGTCAGTTACATACTGCATCGTAAGTACAATAGTACCCGTTGCAGCCGCGCCTGCTAAAGTTATTGCCACAGGCAAACCATCTGCATTAGCGTCAACTTCAGTTCCGTGACCTAAAGCAATAGTTGCACAAATGTCAGATTTACCTGCTGATGCAGATGTAGCTGCCGCTTTGTACGCTGCTGCTGAAGCTGAAACTGCTGTTCCTGCTGCATTAGTATGCGCTGCGTAGCCTACAGCTAGAGTAGTAGATGAACCTAGTGCATCATGTGCAATAGAACCACTTACAATTCTCGCGCCGTTTGGCAGATTAAACATTTCAACAACATCACCAATTGAAAGTGAAGACGCTTCATAAGTAGCGTAAGCAATTCTAACTCGTCCTGCTAGTTCATTTGTTTTAATCTTATCAGTTGGGTTATTTTGACTCCAACTGGTCTTCTGTGCTGAGTATACAGTAGCCATGTTTTAACCCTCCCTTATTCGTTGCAAGCAATTTCTACTACTTTTTCGTCTTCTACTCTCGTAGCGCCGATTGTCATAGATAGAAATACCTGTGTTGCGTAATTCTTGTCTGCTCGTTCAGATATTCTTGTAGAAACATCAGAACCTACAGCAAGCCCAATACCAGACTGGCAAAAAGCCAACACTTGTCTGTCAGAGTTAGAATCAAGCCCTAGTCTTTCAGTTCTTAGGAATTTAAATCCTAAGTACGTATCAATTTGGCCTTGTACTAACGCCTTAATACTTGCGTAATCTGAAGAAGTAACTTTTTCAAGATTTAACAAGTTAGACATTTGTTTGCTAGTTACGATCATATACCTTGCTTCATCTGGGTCAACATCATTAGCATCAAGTTTTTCTTTAGCTTCAATGAGTTTATCCAGAGTTAGCCCTGCAGAACCGTGAACGATTTTTTGAGTTGATGGTAATGCAACTGAAGTGCCGCCTGATACACCACCGTATGATGTACCTGTTGCAGCAGCAATAATTGAATCATCCATTGCTCTACCCATCGCCCAAGCGCCTGCCATAGCATATTCTGATTGAGGGGAAATAAGCATTCTTACCTTATCTTCCTGATCAATCAAGTCCGCCCAGTCGTAGTCGTCCATAGTAACTTTCCGTCTACTATGGGGTGTGTCCATTCTAGGTGTGTCAGAGTGTCGCGATGTACGCTTCTCTGCAGCAACAGACCCTATTCGCTCAAAGAAGTGCGATTTTCCTGTAACCGTTTCCGATCTAACCGCATCCCTTAAACGTGAGCCTTTTTGCTGTGCCAAATGGAACACGTTACTTTTGTATTGTTCTACAAAAGCCGTAGTTATTTGCACTGACATAGTGTGCCTCCTTTAGTTTAAGTTTAACATTAATCGGTTTTTATCCTTTTCAGGGAAACCTTACAGTAAACGCACTGTCAAACGGATTTTACGGTATCACACCGAACAACTTAGGTTATCCTACGGGCCTATGTGTTGTATTCGTTTTAATATACCATATAACTTACTAATTACCATGCACTTTTTCCATTAGCTGTCGCATACGCTCTACAGCTACTTTGTGTTCAGGATTTTTCTGATCAAAGTATGCGTGGGTAGGGTTGTTATATACGCTATTAATTTCATCTTGCGCGTCTAATCTATTGGCAGCTAAAGTATTATTCTGAGTATTTTGCGTCATATCTTCAGTTACTTCAGCACCTAAACGTGCAAATAATTTAACTACTGCAGGGTGGTTACCTGCGGATGTATTCATTAAATCCATAATTTCTTGATCACCATAAACTTGTAAAGCGCGTTGTGCAGCTTTCATGTTTTTACTGTAATCAAGACCCCAATCCTGTTTCAATGCTGTTTCCGTTTCTTCTTTTTGTGCAGAAAGCATTGCAGGTTCGTTTTCTAATTGGTGTTGAATAGCACCAGTTTGATAATTAATCAAAGCATCTACTTGTGATTGATTTAAACCTATTTTATGTGCAACATTCTTAAATTCATTAAGTTGTGGCTCACCAAAATATTCTGCCATATCATCAGGTACTTTTGTTTCATAAGCTGCAGGCTCATCTGGTCTACCCAGTTTACCGTACAATTCATTAAAACCTTCCTCATCTTTAGGGATAGGAATACGATTACCCATTTGTTTTTGTTGATGTACTACAGTTTTGGCAAGACTTTCAATATCTTTAAAGTTTGACAAAGTTGGGTCATTTTTTAAGTCGTCAGGTAGGGTTGATTTCCAATCTAGGTTATCGCCCACTCCTTCAGACCCAAGTACCGTAGTATCTTGAGTTACCTGTTCTTCGGTGGTAACGGCCTCTGCGTTATCTGACATATTTATTCTTTCCTCTCTTTGGTCATTGATTTAATGCGTAGAAAAAGGCTACGCTGTCCTTCCTTAAATGCAGTTTCATATGGGTCTTTAGAAAAACTAATTTTATTACCATACGCTGCTTCTAAGTCTTTTAGCACTTCTTCACCCGCAGGTGATGTAAAACACTGTTTATAATTATTTACAAGTTCAGTGTGTTCTTGGTGCAATTCTTCTAATTGACTAATATTGTTTTTTGACATTATGCCTTTGTTCCAATTTTAGGAAACCCCTTTTTCATGTTGTCATAATTTTTGGCAGTAATAGTGCTATTTTTTTTACTTCTACTTGTGCCTGATTTTTTTCTTTTATTAATATTATAATATAAACCTTTTTTTGCCATTACATTAATTCCTGTTCTGCTTGTGCAGTAGCTTCAGACATAACATCTTGTACATCTGGGTCTGCAACAGCTTTAGCTGCTTCTGCCTGCATTTTGCCTGTTTGCGCTTGTTGTTGTTGTGCCATTAACATTTGTTGTTCCATAGCTGCTTGTTGTTGCGCTTCACGTTTTTCTGCAACATCATCCCTAGATATAAGAATAGATTTAGGTACACCAAGCAATGTAGCCCTCATTCTTATAGCTTCATCATGGTTTATATTGTCCATAATAGATGGGTCTATTTGTGCAACGTTAGCTGCTAGTTGATATAATTTATCAATAGCTTGTGCTTCTTCCATACGTTGTGAACGTGCCAATGGCCCTACGTATTCAATATCCATCTTGGCTTCTTGTATAGAGTCAGGTGGCGGGAGCAACGCACCTGCTCTAAACATAATACCAAAGACACGTTCAATTAGTGGGTTAAGAAATTCACTTTGGAATCTTCCTAACGTTGGCCCAAGAAGTCTTTGCATAAGTTCATATCTAACTTGAACCTCTGTTGCAGTCATTTGCGGCCCGTCCTGCAACTGTAATTGATCTGAATAGTACGCTTGTCTAATTGCAGTTCTTAACTGCCCTTCTTTCATATCTGTAATTTGCCAGTTACTACCAGTTTGTAATGGTTTAATTGCACCATCATTTCTGATTACTGTAATGCCTGCAGGTGTAGTTCTTACTCTGCCAATGACACCATCATCCTGTACCAAAAGAGGGGGGTCAATTGCTTTTGCCCATGCTTTTAATCCAATTTCTACAGCTTTGTTTAATGTTTTAATATCAGGTAGCGCGTTGTAACTTGGTGATCTTCCGTAAATTTCACCTGTTGCTTTAGCCCATCTAGGCACTAAATATGGAAACTCGTTATATCCACCTGTACGTACTTTCATTTTATCTTCTATACAAACATGACAACTATGTATTGGTAGCTTAGTTGCTGTTTTACCAGTAGCACGTTCGTAATCTGCAGTAGGTTCTACTGCGTGTATAAATGTAAATTCTTTTTCAGGTTTTTGTTTTGCTGCTTCTAATACTTTTTCACCAAGATTTTCTTCACCAAATTCTTGTAGTGCTTGTCGCGCAGACATTTTATATTTTCTGTAAACTGTATCAATAAATCCATTATTATTTTCTTGCACATAAAATTCATTAATGTGTAATGTCCTAAAATGTATTCCACTATCGTTAAATCCATCTTTGTGTTCTTCTACAAATAAACATCCAGTACCAATAGATGTTAAATCTAAATACATTTCATGTACTTCAGTATTAAAATTTGCATCATTAAATGCGTCATACATACGTCTAGCAGTATCTTCTAACCACATTTGCGTATCGTGATCTTCATTAATAATTTTATCGCGTAATTTAATTGAGAACCAAGGAAGTGATGGGGAAGTAAGTGTTCCTTGTAAACTTGCTGACAACAATGTGTTTGCTGTAACTGCTGTACTGTCAAATAAAACTTCAGTACGTTTTGTACCTTTTGATCTTACAGTAGTAATGTCTGCCTTACGCGGCATAACATAATCAAGAATTTCTTGCCAATGGTCTTCCCATGTGCCTCTATTAGACTCCATAGTAACAAGACGTTTCTTTACATAATCAAAAGCTGTTAATTGTTCCATTATGTTAAAGTTCCCCCCAACATTGTTTTCTTAGTTTCGGCTTCTTCGTCAACTCCCATTCCTGAAGTCAAAATAGTTGCACCTGCTCCTTTTTTCTTAACAGCAAGCATTTTTGCTTTTTCGTCTGCTACAGCCGCTTCTTTTTCTGCAGTTCTATCTGTAACAGATGTATCTACAGGTGGCGGCATTGCAGGTGATGATTTCATACCCATGTGCATTCCTCCTTTAACATTCCGTAGAGGGCTGCATCAATCCATTTACCATCTACTTTCATAGACTTGCGAACAATACCTTCTTTAACAAACCCTACTCCCGCAAGTAATCTTTCGTTTCTTTTATAGCCATTAACACACATAGCTGTCATTCTACTACATTTACACTGATTGAACGCATAATCAAACATTAATCTTATGTTTTCTTTATTGCAAACTTTAGGGTCATCTAAAGCTAAATGCACAAAAATGTTGTGACCATCGTAATCTGAAAAAAGTAAACAACCTAATATTTCATCTGTATTTTCTTTTACAAACGCAATATGTCTATCGCTTTCTTCCATTCCACGCAGTATATGCGCTTTAGGTGCAAGCCAATCGTACGCGCGTTGTTTTATATCTGTATCCGCACGAACCATTACCATTAAGCAGTTCCGTAACTTGTCTTTTTCTTTTTGCCTGCAGAAGATGTGCCACCTAAAACTGTTTTAGATGTGTTTGCTTCTTCTTCTACACCGCCTGTGCTAGTCATTACAGTGCTATCGCCACCATAACCAGAACCTAAAGATGCTTTTTTACCATCTGCTGTTTTTGCTAATGCAGCTTTTGATGTTGCAGGTTCAGGTGTTTTTGCTGCTGTCTGCGCAGGCGCAGGTGCAGGAGGTGGTGGTGCTTTAGGTGTAATACCTAATGCTTTTGAGATTACTCTAACTACTCCGCCCATATTATGTCCTTCCTTTTTAGTTATGCAAATACATTAAAACTACTGTCTGAATATAATTGCGTTGGTTCATAATTTTTAACCCTAGCTTTTCTGACAGACATAACAGCGTAACGTGTTGCTGAAATGACATCATCATGCTTAAATACGATTTTACCATCCTTACGATGATACATCCGTAATTCTTCTAGTAACTTACTCTGATTATTAAATATTTTCAATCTATTAGTCATAAACCTTGTATACATTTCTTGAACACCTGCTTCTACCGATATTCCGCCCGTACCTTCTTTTTGTCCTGCTTGCGGTGAATTAGTAAAATGTTCACGTGTCATACTTACACCTTCATTACGATATTGCTCTGTTAAACTTTTACCAGAACCTTTATCTGCTTGTCTTCCATCCATAGGCCAAATAACAGGTATCCAATTACCACGCCCTTTTATTGCACTTGCATGTATAGGCACAGCTTCTTGTGACATTGCATATGTATCGTAAATATAAATAATATCTGAATCTCTATCCCATGCAGCCCATGATGCTGCTGTCGGGTGATCCCAACCAAAATCAAGACCACAAATCCTAGGCCAAAACTCAGGTATGTTTATTGGGTCACACACCATATCTGCTTCTGCAATTGGAAATACAAGGCCTGAACCTAATTGTGGTATACCTTGCTCACGCATTTTTCTTTCATGTGGTGGTAGCGCAGCTAATATTTGCTGACGCACCTCGGCAGTCATGTGTGGTGCGTCATCCCACCCTGCCTGTATAAGAGCCTGCCCGTCCCGTAAGTCGTTAACAAACTGCGCTACAGTTTCAGTCATACCGTTTTCTGGTGTAAATGTCATGTAAACAATACCACCCTTATCTGCAGTTCTAGTTAACGCTTGAGTATAAATAGATGATGGTGGTTCTTCGTCTAGCCATACTACATCTACAGTTTCACCCATCCATTTTTCTTTGCCCATTTCATAGGCTTTAAATGCTAATCGTGACCATCCTCCTGACACATGTTTAATAACAAGACTATTCATTGCATTAGGCACGCCTGCTTTACGTACCGTTTCGCCAATTAATTTTAGCGGTATAGACCCTGTACCCCTAGCACTGGGGTCGTCTGGCTGCCCAACCAGTTCCTTCTGGCATATGTCACGCGTTGTTTCGTTAGACGCTCCACCTGCCCACGCCCTAATAGGTCTAGGAAACTTTTTACCTTGCCACCATTCAGGATACAACCCTGTTAAATGATAAGCCATTTCCATTGCACCAGAAAAAGATTTACCTATACGGTTACCCGCCATAAGTAGTCTTTGTTGTGCTGTAGTATTATGAAATTTTTTTTGATAATCGTACGGTTTGTACCTAGCCATCGTATTTGTGGCTTTTCTGTGTTCTAATTCTTTGGCGATCTCTACTGCCCTTGCTAATGCTGTTGCTGTCATAGTTTATACAAATCATCGCTGTGTACCATTATCCAAAACCCTTTACGGTTTTTTTCACATAATGCAATAACTGGTGTTTTGTTTTCTGTATCAGCTATTTTTTTAGTTTCATCCCATAAGGTTATTGCTGTGTGTTTGGCACGTAGTTTACATTCAATAAATAGGCTTTCATGTATAACATCTGCACGGGTTATCTTACCGTTGCCACCTGATAATGGTGTACGAACCCCCCCAAAAAATTTGGCCACGTTTCGTTCTCGTTGTTTCCATGCTTTATCGCCCATATTAGCATCATACACACAACATTAACTTAACGCAACTCTCATGTGATAGCTGTTAACTTAGGTTAATATCTAAATATGCCCTACACTGTGCGGATGAAAGCATTGTATATAACAAGCGGAGGCACTTTGGGGGGTGGGGGGTGAGTTTGGGCGGGCGCGCTGTGGTAAATGTGTTTCCCCCTGTGTGTATATGTGACATGCGAAGGCTTTTGCTAGGCGTACCTTTACAAGACCGCAGGGATGTGAGGCCGTAGCCGTAGAATGCGCGTGTGTGTGTGCGATGAAC